GCCAAACGCCGGTTGATCCCCTCGGGAACCTTGTCGATGTTCGATGGATTTTCAAAGCGCCAGACCACCAGGGCCCGAACGCAGTCCAGGAGCATGGCCGGCAAGGTCCCGGTGGCGTAGCCGGCCACAAAAATCACCTCAATGGCGTCTTGGCGAACCGGCCAATTGAGCGAGTAGTTGAAGAAAAGATTGGTCCCAGTCGGGGACAAGAACGGGTCGGTGCCGACCAGGTTGGCGTAGTAGTCGGTACCCGCTACCTGGGTCACATAGTTGCCATCGGTGCCGCGGCATTTGAACGAGGTGATCGAGGTGACCGGGAAACGGCGAAGGTAGATCCGCCCGTCCTTGGAGGGAAAAGGCGCCACCAGGCGCACCGTGGTGGGCGAGAACAGCCGCCCGGTCAAGCGCTCGCAATAATCGCGGGCCGCGGCCTCATGGCTGACCAGTTCGGCGTTGCGAGCGACAACATCAGGATCAGAAGGATTGTCATCGGTGAGCTCGATACGGCAAGCGGTTTTGAGCTGCGAAGTGGTGAGCACCGCCGCGCCGGGGGTGACGACATCGAAGGCGTATTCGGTTTCCCCGCTCCAGTAGCTTTTCACACCATGCCCCCCGAAATCCAACCACGCTTAGCGAGTCTCTTTGCCCTTTTTGGCCCGGGCTTCGGGCACTTCGGGCGCACTGGTCAACGCTCGCAGATGCCCGGCATCAGCCAACCGAACCAGATCCACCGGAGGGATCGGGCACTTGGGGTCGGCATCGTCGAGGATGTCACCCGGGACCACCGATCCCTGAGCCAGGGCCATGACGGAAACAACCTGGTAGCGCATAACGAAAGATCCAGCAAAGGAGAAAGAAAAGGGGCGGCGGCTGCGAACGAGGAAAACAGCCACCGCCCCACCCGGGACGCTCCCGATTAGGGGTGCGTCAGCTTCTTGAGGGCGGCCGATTGGACCACCCGGCAATCGCCAGCCCAGTCCGCCGTGAGGGCGATCTGGCGCTTCACCCACTTGTATTCCGTGGAGCGGCTGATGATGAGCTCGCCCACTTCGCGGATCATGACCGCTTCCTCGAAATCGCCATACAGCATCGACACATTGGTGGTGCCAATGTTGGCCATGCCGTAAAGGAGGATGATCTCTTTGCCAAGCAAGGTGCGAGGCACACCATCCACCAGGTTTCCAAACAGAGGCTTGCCAGTCGATTCGGCCAACTTCAACAGCGCCGCAAGGACACTGGCTTTGTTGAACGCGAATTTGGCGTTGGCATCGTAGGCATCGTCCAGGGACATCATCAAGTTGACGATGTCGCCATAAGCAATGGCTGAAGCACCCGCCGCGGTGGCGCCAGCGCTGGCACCCGTCACCACACCCTGAGGCTGACCTGAACCGGTGCCCGTGGTGTAAAGAGTCGATTGACGCCGACCGATGCGGCGACCCAGCATGGCGCCCGCCAAAGACTCGACATCAAAGGTCGAATCCCGCAACAGCTTGTGCGAAAACAGCGCGATATCGCTGTTGAACTCGCTGGAACTGAAAGTCCCCTGCCCCGCGACGATGTCCGTTTGGGCCCGGTCGGTGTCTTCGGTGGTGACCGTTGAACCGGTGTTGGCCGTGTCATCGAAGGTCGGGTAAGTCATCGCGTTGCCATCAGCCGTTTGGAAAACGGAGCAATGGTCACGCAGTTTGTTGAAGGCCACCATCTTCTCGATGAACTTGTCCATGAGGATGGTGGGCACCAGGTAGGCGCCGGTGTTGGCCACCGTGAGCACCGCCCGATTCTCGATGGCGTTGCGTTGCTCGATCTTGCGGCGATCGTTGCGGACATCGCGATCACGCTGACCCGACCGCACCCAGGTGGGATCGATCCGCACCCGAAGATCATTGGAGTAAAGATCGACGCCCAAGCGTTGAGCGGCCTCGTAACCGTTGCGAGTGACCGCACCAGAAACGGTGGCACCACACCAGGCCCGGAACGCATCCGAGTGCATTTGCTCGGCCTTGCGGTCGTCGAGGTCTTCGGTGTAATTGGGAGCCGTGGGACGAACGGGGACAGGGGGGGTCCCCCGGGTATCGATCGGGTTGCCATTGGCGACCCGCTCAAGGGCCAACAAGCGCCGCTCCAGGTTGGCGTTTTCTTCGGCGGCGAAGCGTTGTTCCAAAGCGGCAAGGCGATCACCCAGGCCCCGGCTTTGCTGGCCAGCCTTGGACGCGCCGTTTTTGCCGGCATCGTCCATCGGCTCCTGCGCCATGGCGGTTTTCATCGCCTGGAGCTCAGCCTCGATCTGACCCAAGCGGGTTTCGATCGCGGTGACGCGGGCGTCTTCTTCGGGGGTCAGTTCGCGCTTTTCGCGGTACTTGGCCGCCAGAGTGCGGGCCTCTTGCTTGAGCTGGTCGCGCTCGGATTCGAGGCCCGCCAGCTTTTCCTTGGGACTGGGCGATCCGCCCGCCCCGCGATATTCGGGGGCGCCACCGGCGACCGGAGGCGCAAACAGAGTATCCACGGACAAGGACATAGCGTCCTCCAGAAAACCAGGGCACACCTTTTGGCCCTAAAACCGCCTAGCAAACGCACTAGGCGGAAAGCTCGATCAATTTCAAACGAGTCTCCAGTGGAGACCTTTTGCTTCTCTTGTAAGTGGCAAGTTCATCCCTGGCTGTTCGGATGTCGGCTTCGGTCTCCAAATAGGCCGGAGACCCAAGCACAGACACCTCAAACAGTTGCACCGCTACCAAGGTGCGAGTCACCGACCCATCAACATCCTCAAACCAGGTCGAACCGTTTTCGTAACAGCGAAAACCAAAGGAGCATTTCGAGATGTACCTTTGCTTGAGCAAATTGCGGACATCGTTGGCATAAGAGACACCATCGGGAAGATCGGCCTCGAAGCGCAAACCTTTGGCATCCTCGCTCAGGCGAAGGGTGCTATTTCCCAGGGCACCCAGGATGTAGTGGTCGATGTGGGACCAGAGGCAAAACTTTTCGAGGCCATCACCCAAGGTGCGCTTGAAGGCACCCGGGGCGATCTTTTCACGGAAGCCGCCCAGATCCTGGGAAAGCGAGTTGAAGACCGCCGCGTAGCCGAAAATGGTTTTCCCATCGGTTTGCAGTTCGACCGGAGCCCGGAACTCGTAATGACCAGGAGCGCCAAGGGGGCTGGCCCCCAGAGTGCGCCGCTCGCGTTTGGGGTGGGTCATGGCTTGGCCCCTGGGTTGGGTGGAGTGAGAGAGCCCGGTTTGACATCCCGGAACAAGGCTTCGATGGACGCCGCATCCAGGAACGGGAAGGCGACTGTAACCAGTTGTTTGCCCGTCCCAAGCGGGATGGCGCCCATCATCACCTGGGTGATGATGCCCACCAGGGAATCCATCTGGGCGCCATTGAGTCCCGTTGAGGCGACATCGGCCACCACAGGCGCCCCATCCGCGGGCACCGCATCAGGCACCAGGACATCAGGGGCATCGACCGGATCCACCAAAGCCACAGCCGGGTTGTTGGCGGGAGCCGATCCCGGATTGACATCGACACCAACGGCAACCATGTTGGCCGGCCGCATTGGCTTGTCCCCGCCCGGGATACTTTCGAGTCCGTTGGCGTTGCGCCATTCGTCGATGAGGCGGGCGCCCCAGTTCGATTCCAGGGCAAAGACCCGCGCCCTGGTCAGTGAGTCGGCACGATCGAGAGCATCGGTGTTGACGCGGGCGAAGTAACGGCGCCGCTCTGGCTCGGTCATGAGCTTGTCGCCCACCTCATCGGTGGACGAAGTGAACAGCGGACCCAGGCAGTATTTGAGAAGGCGGAGGTCCTCTTGTTCGGCTGTCGAATAAGACGATCCTGGCACCATCAGAAACGACAACGGCACCCCGGTGATCCGGGAGATTTTGTGCACAATCCGCTCATCGGTTTGGCTGAGCTGAGCCCGCTCGGGGTCATTGCTGACGCCCGTGAACTCACCACCATCCTCGACAGTCAGGATCCCATGGCGCCGGTTGCCGCCCTCCTGGAAGGCGCTGAGCGTTTGATCCCAGTTGGCCCGAGCTGATTCATCCAAAGCGTGTTGGAACTTGACCACGCCAGTCAGAGCATGGCCACGCTCAAAGAAATCCAATTGGTAATCCGAGACGGAAAGGGCCTGGGAAAAGACCCGTTGGTGCAGATGGACGGGATCCAAGCCCATGCGGCCATCAAGAGACGGACCCATGAGGTGGAAGATGTCACGATCAGAAATGGGCCCGATGCGGCCTTTGCCGGGTTGCTGGTAATACCAAACAAGCTCGCCGGTTTCCTTGGCGATGTCGGGCTTCACCCAGTCCGGGAACATGGGGGTGAGGTTGAGCCATTGCCCCGTCTCGGGATCCCGTTTGATCGAGGCAAAAGCATTGCCACGCCACGAAACCCAAAAGCCCATCAGCCGCCAGAACTCGGAACGGGTGTGATCCAGCGAGGGATTGAGCAACAGCCGCCAGTAGGCCGGGTGGTTTTTTGCCTCGCGAGGACCTTTGGGGCCACGCTCGGCCAGACTGATCACGCAATCAGCGAAGGCTTCCGATTTGATCCGGCAAGCCTGAAAAAAGGGCTCGACGGTAAGGGCCTCGTTGGCGGTGATGTAGCGGGTGTTGGGCCCGCGATCGCCACGAAACGGGATGCCAAAAAAGCGCCGCCAGTTCACGGTTTCATCGGCAAGGCTCACCGCCCTGGTGAACGCCTTGACGCCGGAGATCATCCGCCCCCACAGGGAGCGCTTGGGTTGACTGGCTGGCATACCCCAAGAGTGGCGCTCACTTGGTTTCCTGTTCAGGCTTCTTGCGACCGTAGATCCGTGGCCCTTCGCTGTAGGCGCTTTTCGGTTTGGTTTCGGATTGAAGAGCCAGGGCGTAAGCCATGATTGAAGAAATAAGCGGGTCGATTTTCCCGGTTGATTTGCGTTTGTCGGGCGTGTAGTTGCCCTGTTTGCCCTTGGTCATCATGACATTGGCGACGGCCCATTCCAGGATTGGGTTGCCGTGGTGCTTGATCCGTTGACCGTAGACGCCGGCCTCGAAATCCTTGCAGGCGGGCGACATCGTTTTTTCGCCTTGGCGGAAGCCGTAAACGCGGAAGCCAGCCTTGCGCATCTGTTGCGCCGGCATCGCCACATTCCAGGTATCGAAAGCAATTTCCCTGATCTGGTATTGGCTTTTGAGCCCGATCAGATCAGAGAGGAAGAGATCGTAATTGATCTCTTGACCCGGGTGAACCGTGAGCCAACCCTCAGCGCGCCAGCGGCGAAACAGGTCACGGTTAGCGGTTTGCCGCTCTTCGTAGGCGGCTTCGGGAATCCAACAATAGACATCGAGGTGGTAGCGCTTTTCAAACGGGATGCAAAGCGTGACCGCCAGCAAATCGAGATGGCTGGCGAGGTCCCCGCCGCCGTAGGCGATCAGGTTTTTCCCAGCAAGGGGGCGACTTACGCGCATAGCGCCCACACCTCAGACGGGATCCACCGCACCGCCAGATCCATCGTGTCCCACTCGTTGAGGTGAAGCTGGCGGTACTTGGCCTGGTCGGCCTCGCTTTGTTTTGCCTTGGCCACCAGGTACTCCCAGGCCTCGCGGCCAAAGGCTTTGCCATAGGAAGGGTTGACGCTCTGAAACGCTTCCAGGGAATCCCAGGCAAGGGTTTCATCACGCTGGTAAATCTTTCCAAAGAAGGTGGGATCACTGGCGGGATCTTTGATGGCTCTCTCGGCCCGCTGATGAATTTGCCAACAAAGGCTGTTTTTGTCGTAGCCAGCGGTCGAAATGGCGAAGATCAAGCCCTGTTGCCGGGCCATGATGCCGGGCGTGATGACATCCCAGATCTCGCGATCCCGGACGGTGTGGAGCTCATCGAAGATGATGCCAGAAAACGAGGGACCGTGCTTGTTGAGGGCGCCTTTGGAGATCGCTTTGTAAACACCGCCAGTGCGGGTGACGATCTCATCTTTGAAAACACGGCAAAGCGGCTTGAGGATGGGCGATGCTTCGACCAGTTTGACGGCCATATCGAAGACGACTTTGGCGTTTTCCTTGTCAGCGGCCGCGCTCACCACATGGGGATTGCTGACGCCATCGGCCAAAAGCAGTTTGAGCGCGATCCCCGCGGCAAGGATGGACTTACCGTTTTTCTTTGGAATCTCGACATAGGCGATCTTGAACCGCCGCCGCCCCGTCTGTGGGTGCAAGGTGCCGAAAATAGGATAGATCAGGTCATTGAGCTGCCAGGGAAAGAACCGAAATGGCTGGCCCGCCCACTGATCGTCAAAGTGGACCAGGCATTCCTCGAACCAAAGTTGGGTGTCCTTGGCCGCTTCCCAGCCACGCTTGCCGTACAGCCGGAGCCCATCAGCCTGTTTGAGTGGCTTCACCGGTGAGCCCCATCATTTTGAGCACCCGGGCCCGTTTCCCGCTGGGCTTGCGGCTGGGCTTCTCTGGCTCATCTCCCTGAGCACCGGGGACAAGGGTGCCACGCTGACCAGCCGTGAGACGACTGGACGCAATTGATTTGGGCGTGAGCGTGAGAGCGCCCAGGCTCACCCGGTAGCTGATCTCAGCCGCATGGAGTTGCTTCACCAGCGGGTGGATGTATGTGCCCTGTTCCCGCTCGATCACCTCAGATTCCAGGGCGTCCACCGCTTCGCGCAACTTCTCGATCCTGACCTTCAGCCGCGCCGCTTGTTCGATCGATTCGGTCATCGCCGCCGTGCAAAACGGACTTTCCGTGAGCAACTTTCGCAGGGCCCGGTAGGCGGCGACTTCAGGCGCTTTGGTCAGGGTGGGCGGATCCATTGGGGGAAAATCGACGATGATACCAAAGGCTTTCTTTCTGCCAGCTTTTGATTTTTTTTCGGCCACCCCTGCCCCCTATGTCTGATTTTGGCAAAAAATTAAACACTCACAGACCCCATGCGGTCAGACTGAATCCCTCATATAAATTTTCACCCCCATATGGTGGGCGTCTATATGGATTAGGATGAGAGCAGTCATTTGGCACGGCATTTGCGCTTAGCCAAATCCTCTTTGGTTTTCTGATCATGACATGACCGGCAAAGACCTTGTCGGTTGGACAGTGACCATGGATCACCACCGTCGAGGATTGGGTGGATGTGATCGCTGATGGTGGATGGGAGCCGGTTGCATCGCTTACAGATCGGATCCCGTTGGAGGGTCAGGCGCCGGATCACCTGGTGCCTGTGCCCGTAGCCTCGCTGCGTTGTCGTGCCTCGCGATTGGACCCGGGGGCTTTGGGGCTGTTCGCTGTACCGGAATGGTTCCACCGATCGCTCCATCAGATGCCCTCGAAGAGAGCCCGCTGGGCGGTCACCAGGCGCCCGCTGGCTTCGTCCCAACGGTAACCAATGGCCCGGGCAATGCTTTCGGTGGTTTCGGTGTATTGCTCGCGGACAACATGGAATGACCGGCCCAGCCTTGCGGCAATGCGCCGGATTCCCAGGCCTTCCATACGGAGCTCGGCCACCTCTTTGAGCGGTGAGTCCATCCGGGCGATGGCGAGCCGGATCAGCTTGATTTGGCTTTCCCGCTCTTCGTTTGGTTCCCAGGTTGGCCTGGCAGCCGGATCGGATTCGGTGCCTGTGTGGCGCTGTGCTCGCCTCAAGCTTCGCCCAATAGCCCCTTGCACCCAGGGGAATGCGCATGAGCACCAGGTGGATCCCCGCTCGGGCCGGTAACCCTGTGCCGCTTGAACAAGGGACCACTGAGCATCCGACCAGACTTCATCCGTGATCGGGTGGCCCCGTCGCTTGGCCCTTGCGACCAGGCGCCGCACCATGGCCCAGACTTCAGGATCTTCGACCAGACGCTGTTGCTCAGGCGTCAGAGGTGTGAGCTTTGGCTTTCGCCCATTTCGCTCAACAGGAACCGGGCGTCCTCGATCCACTGGCGCATCCTCTTTGCGGTTTGGGCGCCTACGCCCGGCTGAGACACCAGCCGTTGCATTCGCTCCACGCAAACCTTTTGCTGGGCCTGGATGAAATCCATCTCCTGAGAAAAGAAATCCTTGGATTGCTGTTGCTGGCATTGCATAGTAACTCCTCGTTTCAAACAAATGGCATCTTGTGCGGATGGTGTGAGGGCTCAGGAATCCATGAGCCGGGTGAGGATCGTCTGGGTGGCCTGGATCGCCTGCCCGGTTTCGATCATTTCGAGATCGACACGAAGGATAGTCCAACCTGCCACCGTTGCGGCGAGGTATTTTTCAAGATCGTTTTTGAAGCCTTTGCCCCGGGTGTGGCGACCTGCCACCCAGGCGCCGCCTTCGCGCTCCACGGCCAGCATCAAATCGGGCCATGCGTAATCAAATCGCCACTTGCGATCTGGAGCGAAAGGAAACTCAATTTCCGGGCTGGGAAGCCCTGCTCTTGCGACTTGTGATAAGAATCTATCAACCTTTTCAGCCGGCTTTGCGCCGGCCTTCTTCGAGGCCTTCTTTTCGGCCATGGTCCCTCGTTTGGGAAAATGCGAGGCAGCACGGCCAAGCTACAGGCCGCCAGCTGGCCAAAAAAGGCCAAAAGAGACGATTTTTTGGAAATTTCGACTCTCAGCCCGACCCATGGGAAAGATCGTCAGCTGGAGCCCTGGAAACCACCAGGGCATTTTCAAGCCGGCTGTAAACTTAGGAAACCTTCAAAAGATTGATAATTTGCGGTATTTGGTTTGTTTTCTATCCAAGACTGGTCCAGACTCGAAATCTCAAGCCTTCTCCCCCTCTTTTCTTCTTCGTCCAAAACCCCCGGAATCTTATATTCCGGGTGTATATGGACTACGAAGAGAGGGGGAAGGTTGGCTTCGGTCGTAAGTCCTTATTCGTGGACAACCTACAAAACAAGATGAGAGAATCTTAATGCTGGTCCAAGCACTGGTCCACGACTGGTCCACGGTCTTTTGCGTGGACCAGCATTAAAGAATGATGAGAACGACAAAGGGGCCCCCGGCTTGGGAGCCCCTTTTGGTATCCGTTGACATTAACGCTTATCAGTCGCTTTGTTTGGATTGCGGGATTTCGTAGGTCTTCTGGAGCCGGCCTTGGTAGCCCGGTTTGAGCACCTCGATGATCGCCCCTGCGTTGACCAATCTGGTCACCGCGTTTCCGAAAACGCTCTTACTCTTCCCGGTCGTTTTCCCTGCATCGATCGCCGACCGAAAAAGCTGGCCCCATGTGTTCGAATAGTACCCCACTTCGCTGGCCCGTTGGGTTCCCAAAAACTCGACCACCCAGGCCTCCAGGGCGGCGCTGTCATCGTCCTCTCCGGGGACAGGATCGGTGCCGTCTTCGGGCTCCTGGATCCGCTGGGGGATCCATTCCAGGGGCCCCGCCTTCGAGAAGCGAAAGCGCCAGCAACCAGGCTCCGGGGGCGCCCCTTGCGATCTAGCGCATGTTAGATCCCCGCCGCCTTTGCGTTTGCCGATCTTCCACCCGATATCACAGGCTCCCACCAGGTGGCGCCCCATGGCTGACCCTGAGGCGTTGGCGTGGCCCACCAAAAAGATCGGGATCCCAAGGTCGCGGGCGATGATGTTCAAAGGGGTGACGAACTTGGTGAGCTCGTTGACGACTTCGAGCCGGCTGGAGCCGGCAAACCGGCTGACCGTGTCCACAACCAGGGCCCAATAGTTGCCCTCGCGGATCGTCTGGGCGAGGATCGCGAAAAACGCTTCGTGATCCTCCCAGTTGGTGGCTGTTCGGGGGGCAGGACGGTCCAGGAGCTCGAAAACATGGAAGGGCTCAAAGTTCGGGCTGGGATCGTATTTCCCCACCAGGTCGGCCAGTTGACGGTGGGCCCGAACATCCGAATCGACCACCAGGATCTTTTGCCCGCGTCCCATGCTGGTATGGGAGCCATCGGGAAGACGCCCATCATTGTGGACATTCATGAGGATGTCGGCCAAAACGGTGGTTTTGCCCGCTCCACTGTCCCCCGTCACCAGGTGCACAGTGCCCTTGGCGATCCAATCTTTCCACACCCATTCCAGTGCGCCATAGCGGGCTCTGAGTTCCGCAAGGCTCGTTCCCCGTCCCAGGCAATTGGAGGGAGGCTTGGGTGGTTGAGGTTGAGCGAGGGCCGCGGGAACAGGTGGTTTGCTCACCGGGCTGATCGGCACCGATCCCAAGGCGCCCGCCCGTTTCCAGTCTCCCAGGGTCCGAGCCGCAAGGCGACCATCACCTGAGTGATAGGCGATCTTGTACAGGTCGAAAAGGCTATGGGTTCCCCGGGTCAAGTTCCCGTTGGGGCTGAAGACCTGAAAGATCCCCCGGTCAAAATAGAGCGTCCCAGAGGATCCCGCTCGCGGGTCCTTGCCCGGCCTGGTCCAGTGAGAGCACGAGGTTTCCTCGCTGTGGAATTGCCAGCCAAGGCCCTGGATCAACCACGCCCCGATCCCACGAGGTTCCAGCCGGTTGAACCATTTGCCGATCGATTCCCCATCCTCCACTGGCTGATTCATCAGGCCAGTGATCTCCTGGCAAAGCTTGGCCTCTTCCGGGTTGGTGGGTGGCTGGGCTTCGGGGGCAGGAGGGGGGAGCAAGAGCGACTCGATCAACTCCAAGATCGGCTCCAGCCGCACCGGCTCCGTGGATCCTGGCTCCCCGATCGGCCGCCCCGTCACACAGAAATGCCGATCAGCGAGCCAGCATTCAAATTCCATGGAACTGGTAAGGCTTTGGCCCTGGTCATCGGTGACGGTGCCCATCGGTATGGAAAGGCTGGATCGATCTTCGCGAAACACCCGACCCAACAGCCCGTAGATTTTGAACCCTGTCCCGCTGGGGCTGATTTCGACATAGGCCCCAAGCTGGGCGGCCAGCCGATAGACCTGGTGGGCGATGGTGGTGAGGTTGCCCGTCTCCGGGTCCCGCACCTTGTCCAGGTCGATCCCACCGACACCCTCGCCCAGAAAAAAAGAAAGGCCGATTTGTCGGCCTTTGCTGAGCTTGTATTCCCCCAGCTTGATGGCAAGGGGAAACGGCAACCACCGGTGCCGATCCTCGACGGTTTGCCCGCCTGGTTTCAGGTCTCCCCCTTCCCGTCCCCGGGCGGGAGTCAAGGGGCGCTTCGTCTCATCGTGAAAGCCCCAGCAAGCCCGCTGAGCCATCCACTGAGGCACCCACCCAGGCATCCCCGGGGAAAACTGGTGGCGCTTCTTGGCGAGGGTGGCACGATCCACCAACAACTTATCGGGGGTTTGCTCGATCATGGCCGGCATCAATCACACCTCACACGCATCCACCACGAAAAAATCCTTGTCGCATCCGCACCGCCCTGGTGCGGCAAGGATCGCCTTTTCCCCTTCCATGCGGATCAGGCAAAAGCTCCCAACCCGCGAAGATCCCGCAACAGAGGAACCGATGGCATTGGTTCTTCTCTTGGGATAGCTCACCATCCTGTGAACCTCACAAACCGGCAACGGATGGTCACCCTGCTTGTACTTTTTGGGCTTGTAGGGAAGTTTGACTGGGTTCAACATTTCACGCTTCATTTCAAAACGGCTCCGTTTGGTGTCCCAAAGATACCGGCCCAACATTCTCCGCGCTCATCGGTGGGCGCCGATCCACTTCCACGCTCACGACTTCGGGGTACTGGCCACCCAGCTTGACTCTGGCCAGCAAGGGCTTGGCCAGACCGCCTTGCCGGGCAATCGCCAACGCTTCCTCACAAGTCGTGGGCACCGGGAAATGGCTCCGGGCCTTCCACCAGTGCCGGGCCTTGCGTTGGCCAAAGCTGTGTGGCGATTCAAACGGGATCCATTCCGATGCGTCCGGGTAAAGCTCAAAGCCGTAGGTCACCCGTAGGACGGGTGGCTTGCCGGGCTTGCGGTGGATGCTGTACGACCAGTTGAGGATGGGCAGTTCCAGGGGTGTTTCGTCCTGGGTCATCATGGGCAGGTCATCAGCCTGGGTGCCGATCGCCTCCAGTCGATCCGTCACGGGAAACTCAAAGCCACATTCGGGATCCGGGCAAATGCGAAAGCCCGCAAAGATCACCTCGCGGCACTGGGGACAGCGTTTGGTTGGCGCATCACCTTTGCGCTCACCCGCCCGCCGAGGTGGGCAAATCCGATCCACAGGCCCATGCCTCATCGCGTTGCCGCCATAGTCCAAAAGGAGCGCCGTCGATTTCCCCTCGCTGGGCCGCATCACCCGCCCCACCATCTGGGAATAAAGGACGGGGCTGGTAGTTGAAGTCATGAGCGCGACATGATCAGCGGCCGGAGCATCAAAACCGGTCGTCAAGCAACGGACCGCAACCAGGTAATCAAACTCACCACGGCGAAAACCGGCCACGACTGAATCCCGCTGGCCTATGGGCGTATCGCCAAAGATCGTTTCCGCCCGCTTTCCACGATCCCTGAGAGCCTCGCGGACATCGACCGCATGTTCTTTCCCGGTGCAAAACACGATTCCCAGGCGACGCTTGGCGGCCCGGGTCAGCATGTCATCCACCGCCCGGCTCACATTGTCCACGGCCCGAAACGCGGCCTGAAGTTCGCCCTCTTTGTAATCGCCCGTCGAAGCAATCCCCACCTGGGAAATATCAACCTCAAAGCAATCCTTGGAAACGACAGGCACCAGGTAACCCCGGTCAATGAGTTCGCGGATCCCGATCTCAAAAGAGACCTTGGTAAAGGTCGATCCTTCCTGTCCCCAGATCTCGCCTTGTTTGAGCCTCCAGGGCGTGGCTGTCATGCCAACAATGGCCAGCTTCGGGTTGATCTCTTTCAGTCCTTTGACCAGCTTTTGGTAGCTGCTTTGGGGATCGGTGCTCAAGAGGTGAGCCTCATCCACCAACAGCAAATCCCGATGGTCAAGCTGCTTGATCCGGCGAACGAGCGTCTGGATTGTGCCGATCACCACCGGACCATCCGCATCATGGGAGCCCAAACTGGCGGAGCAAATCGAGGGGTAAAGGTTGGGGTCGAGCAACTGGAGCTTATGGCACATTTGCGAGGCCAGTTCTTTGACATGCACCGACAACACGGCCCGACCGCCCCAGCCCTTGGCATCACTCAATAGTTTGGCGCCCACGGGTGTTTTGCCCGCGCCACAGGGCAAAACCAGCAAGGGATTTTCCCCGGCGGCAACAGCATCCCAACAGGCCTCAACGGCCTGAAGCTGGTAGTCTCTGAGTTCCATGAGGTTTACCGGGAGCGACAGGAGGAAACGAAAACACTGACGACAAAACCAAGCGGGAGAAGATTCAACAGGGCCATGATGAGCATCGTCCAAAACACCACATCATGGCCCATGGGGGGTTACCTTTGCTGAAAAGGATTGGGGCGAGGTTGGGCAAACTGAGGATCCAGGGGCGGCAATTGCTGGCTGGGCAATTGCTCGATGGGGCGCATCATGCCGGATCCATCTTGAGGCAAACCAGGAGCGGTGCTCATCCCGGGGACAGGTTGGGGGTACTGGACCGGCTGAGGCTGGGGAACCGGTTGTTGCACCGGTTGCGGTGCAGGTTGTGCCCACTGGGGAGCCGGCGCCATTTGTGGCATCGGTTGCGCCATCGGCTGGGGAACTGGGGCCCCCATCGGCGCCTGAGCCTGGGCAGGCTTCCACGCGAAGTTATCCCTCATGGTGCCGGTCTTGTCCTCCTTGTGCGTCACAGTGACCGTGCCCGTCCTTTTCACCAGGCTTTGGATCCCACCCCGCATGTCAGTAAGGCCAACGCATTTCAACAGCTTGACCAGTTGTTGTTTGCCAATCCGCTCGGCGTCCGGGTTGTCGTTCCTGATGTTGAAATTCGTGAAGGCAGACAGGCCGTTTTGAAACTCCAGCCTCAGCGCCAGCATCAGGCCGCCTTTCTTGGTGGTCTTCATTTCGGCATCGGTGATCTGGAAAACATGCGTTCCCTGAGGTGCCAAATTATCTTCGTACTCGTTGGGATCGAAGCCGCTCCAGTCATACCCAGGATCTTGCCCGGGCGCCCCGTAGCCTTGCGGGGCGTACCCTTGGGGCTGCTGCGGGTAGCCCTGAGGCGCATAGCCTTGGGGCTGTTGCCCATAGGCCGGATGGCCAGCTTGGGCGGAGCGCTGATGTCCCTGGTCAAACGGTGTTGTAAACGGCTGATCCCAACTTTGCGGATATCCACTCATCGCTGCATCTCCTGAAAAACAGACCACGAAAAAAAAAAGAAAAACTCCCCGAACCCGGCCTCTCCTGGCTCCCACACCACCAGGCCCGGGGAGTTGGCTCACATGCTTCCCTTGGATTTCAACTCCTGGAGCTTTTCGACCGCGTATTCCCAGGTCCCTCTGACCTGGACTTCCGGGGCGCTACTGTTGACCCCGGCATTGAGGAATACCGATCCATCGGGCGCCTCATAAGCGATGGCCAGATTCTCATTGCCCCATTCAGTGATCGCCACGCGGGTGGCAGGCGCCCCTTCAATGTGGGTGATCTCAATTTCAACCGGCTCCATTTCAAGCACTCCTGGGAAGGTAACGGGAAAAGTAACTCCAACTCAGCGGGATCTCTGGGGGCATGGGGAAGCGGGTCTTCGCCAAGGCCGTCGCGTGAACCGTGCATTTCAAGACCCGCTCATCCTGGATCCCACTGTGGGCGATCTTGCGCTCTTCCCCCTCGATCGATCGCAGGTAAACCTTTTGGGTGGCGAAGCCCACGACATCGACCCACTCAGTGAGCAAGGCACAACTCTTCTTGTGGAGCCTGGGAACCCAGCGATCATAAGCGGCTGAATCGGGGCTCTCGAATTTCACAGGGTCGGCATGAGCGATAAAGATGATCGCCTTGCCCTGGTGCCAAAGCGCCTTGATGAGGTTGAGGGCATGTGTCCATTTCTTGAGGGCGATCTCATAGCCGGCGCCGTAGCCACCAGCCACCTTGGCCATGGCTTGGCCTCGATACTCGGCAAGGATCTCATCGTGGATCAGCCTTTCGAGCCAGTCGGCGGAATCGGTGATGATCGTCCGAAACGGGTTTTGGTTGCGGCGTAGATGGTCGAGAACGGCACAGTAATGGTTAAAACTGGTGATGGTTCCCTTGCTTGGGATCCGTGCCGGTTGCAATCGCTGGCCCGTGTAGGGGTCGATCAGGCACCCTGTGCCATCTTCCGCTTTGATGATAACGGGGTCAGGAGCACCCGCGGCAAAGGTCGTTTTGCCGATCCCTTGGCCACCGTAAAGCAGCATCCGCAAGGGCTCATTGGTTTCCTCGTTGCTCACACTCACATCAAATTGCACAGGCCACCCCGCTAGAAGAAAAACCAGGGGCGTGAGGTACACCCTCACCCCAAACCAAGATCAAACCGGGCAACGGCTACCCATTCCGTCGGCCCCTGGTATGAGAGACCTGGTGAGCGAGGATCAGAGGGCTGCCCCATCCTCTGTGTCGCTCACCAGGTTGTTCAAAGTGGGGGTGAGGGGTCGCAGGTCCCTCACCCCCGATCCGGCCACGGCAACGCACCGTGTGTCTGGACCTGCCTTTCCTTGGAACAAGGAATGAGGGGAAAGGCAAGTTGCCGGACATTGGAGGGGCGTTGATCGGGTGGTGACGCATCGTCCCTGACGCAACGACCAACGCCCCTTGTTTCAAAACCCTCGCCGCGCCAGCTTCAGTTCGGCCCTGAGTTCCGCCAGCCTGGCTCTCAGTCGCCAACACTCGCGGATGAGGCAACGCTTTTGGATCTGCAACTGTTTGATGTCGTCCACGCCATCACAGTCCATCTTGATCAGTCGATTGGTGCTGATCGCGAAATGGCCCACGATCCTCTTGCGTAAGTCAACCAGTTTCATCGAAGCATCCCCCACAGGTACAGGAACTCTGAGCGAGCCCTGTCCTCGCCCCAGATCTGGTACAGGTGACAGGGGGAGGGATCCCACAGGCGGCCCATCTCCCATTCCCTGAGTTCCCAATCGACCCTTTCAATGAGTGACGGGGGAGCCGGAGTGATTCCCAGGCCACGAAGGATCGAGGCCTGAATCTTCTTTTCCAAAGCCTGGTAATCAGGCAGTAGCGCCTTGAGCGGGGCGGCGATGTCGCGCATCACTGCTTCACTGGCATCGTGAAGCAGGATCCCCCGCTGCACTTCCCGGGAATGCTTTTGCACACAGTCCAGCATGACCGCATCACAAGAGTGTTGAGCCACCGTGATGGCCAGCGGCGACTGGTTCGAGTAGCGCCGCTCCCGGGCCAAAGCCCACGCAATATCCTCGATCTGGAGGGGCGTTGAATCAGGTCGGGAGAAGTCAAATAGCCTGCCCGATTTCAGTTTGATCTGGCTCATTGGCTCGCTTCCAGGGGCATGTTTTTCTGTTCCCAACCATCCGCGCCACAGAACGAACAAAAGGAAACAGCTCCATCAGAGGAAAATGTCAAAAAGGTTTTTTTACATCTTGCACAACAATTTGAGCATTTGCCCTCTTGGCTAGTTTTCCATCGTGTAAGACATTGTTTTTCAAAGTTCTGAAACTCTTCATCGGTCATCACTCACCGTCCGTTCTTTGGGTTATCACAAGTGCTCGCTTCCAGGAATTTGTTGATCTGATCGCGGATACTGGTCAAAAACTCGCGGGCCCATGGTCCCGGAGTGGGCCTGGCTTCCGGCTCGGCAGGGTCGGGGACAATGCGCCAGTGCCGATCCACCAGCATCCCCAACTCAATGAGGGACTCCGTTTCCATCCAGCGGTGATCCGCCATGATCCAGCGGTACACCTTGGAATCCCGGATCTTGTGCGCCACATAGAAATCCGATTCCATGACCACGCCCAGATCCAGCATCATCTGCCAGGCTTCAGTTCCCTTGTACCGGGTGCCTGGAGCCGCAAAAAGCTCCAGCCCTTTCAAGGCGTCCTGGCTTACTGGTGGCCCGCTCATTGCTTCACCCGCTCCTTTCGCCATCGCTTCCCGGATGGCTCGTGCTTCTTGTGGTTCCATCAATCCACCGCCACGGTGTATCGGCCCGATTCTTTGTGCTTTTCAAGAAGCGCTTCGAGTTGCATCACCTCTTCAGCGGTAATTCGCCCGCTCTGTTTTTTCAGGTCCCGATACACCCTGGCTTTTACCCGGTCCAAAAGCGCATCTCTTTTGATCCGCTCGGCTAAGGCTCGGTGATGCTTCCGCCTTTGGTTGCGGCTGTTCGGATCCCGGATGGGCTGCAAGCCCGAAGCCAACTTAAACCATTTACGCATTGCAATTTCCTTTCAACTTTTCCGGTCTGAAAACTCTTTTACAAGTCCAAAAAAACCCCTACCCCGCTTTACGCGCCTTCGCTTCCGGCCTGGTGACAGGAGTGGCTTTCGGGGCCTCGATTCCCAAACGCACCTTATCCCCCTTGATGCGTACCAGGGTGATCGTGATCGATTCCCCGATTTGGATTTTCTCGCCCAGCTTCCTGCTCAGCACCAGCATCCTCGACTCCTTTCAAGAGGTCCTCGACATGCTTTTCCTGCATGCCGTTGTCGTTTGAGATCTCCAAAAACCGCTTCGACAAAGCCAAGAAATCCTTGCGCTGACCATGAAACCAAAGGCGGTACGCTTCGAGTTGCGCCCGGCGTATGGCTTTCTTGGCCTTTGCGAGTTCAACCAGGCGCTGGTAGCTGTCCTTGATCTGGTCCCGCTCAGCCTTCAAGAGCTCGATTCTCGTTTCGGCCTTTTGCAGGTTGTCCTTGGCTTTGGCCAACTCATTCCTGGCACCATTTAGTTCCCAGAGCACATCAAGACGGTGCCTGCGAACAGCCAGGTAATCCTTGCGCCAAACAAGTGGCCACTCAAACCAGCCAACCGGCTGTTCTCGGTGCCACCACTTTGGAAACCACCGTATCGCCACTGGCTCCCCCTCCCTCGATTCCCCGCCGCTCTCGCGGCAAACATCCCACACCACCATGCGCTGGATCTCTCGACCCGTCCCAAATCACCCTGCTAGGGGCGGGGAACTCGCGCTGACGCTGATCCTCTCGGACCGTCTCAAATCACCTCCATCCGTGAGGTGGAGCACTCGCGCCAAAAACACCTGCTAAGGTGTGCTCTTGAAAGTCCACGGTCCCGGAGTCGAGCCGGGTGCAACCTGTTTGCTCATTCATCAAGCCCCTATGTACACTTGAGGCAAATGAAGTATTCCAGCCGCTGGGTTGCTAACGCTGGACGCCTGCGGGTCACCGTGCCCGCCCACCGTGGTAGTGCCGGGATCCATTAAGGTCAGACCCGGCTTAGACCCGCTTTGCGTAAGTTGCAACGGCTCAGGTATCCCGCGAGCGACGGGCCACAAGTGGATTAGGGAAGGCTGTCCACAGCAGACCAAACCTCCGCAAGCTCTTCAAAGGCCGCATGTTCTCGGCGCATGTTTTTGAGCCTCAGTTTCAAATTGGCAAGATGCTGATCTCTCAAAGCTGGATCATCCGCAACTTGTTGAGCCGGCAAATAGGCTCGGCCTCGATTCTCATGATCCCCGGAGCTTTCCCCTTCAGGAACCACTGAGACATTGATGAAAGCCTGGACGGGCCTTTTGTTTTCCGTTTCCGGAACAACCACAACCGAACCAATGATCTGCCTGGCTTGGTGTACCCGGTATTCCTCCGCCGCAACTTTGTCGTTCCATTCAAAGTGAGGATGAAGAACGGCCGTTTTGGGCCGGCTCTCTTCCACCACTTTTTTGGGGACAATCGCTTTGTGCTTGCGGTGAATCCGCTCCAGTTCCTCGCCGACCGATTGGGCATCGATTTCACCCAAAGCCCGTCCTGGCTTCCACCCGTAGTGCATCTCTTACTTCTCCCAGGAAAACTTGCTGACCACTTGATACCGCCCGTTTTGCCCGTCCTTTTCGGGACGATGCTCACCCACACCGACCGCGAATCCACCCAGGTTGATGAGGTTGATCACCTGTTCCTGGCTGATCGCCCGTTGGTTAAACTGCATGCGGATCTTGCAACCCCACTGGGCGAACTCAGGACGAAAACGGATGTCTGCCACGCCCGCGCCAACCCGAACCATGTCCTCCCTCATGCGTGGGGGACAGTCCTTGGGGTAATTGATCTCGACATAATCCCCGCCCTTGGGATCGGGCATGATGTGAAAGGCCTGCCTTGCGGCAACCTTGGTGTACTCTTTGCCCAGCGAGGTCACCGCCGTAACCGCCGCCGCCTTGAATGCCAGGATCGGGAACGCAGGCGCCCCATCAGGCATTCGATAAAAAGCGTTTTCGTATTCCTGATTGGGATCCTTTTTCTCCTTTCCCTTGGAAGCCTTGCCCATCTGCTTGTCGAGGATCATGCGCCTCGCCTTTTCGCTCCAGGCATGGGTGATCAAGGGGCTGGTCCCCTCGATCCGGATCTCAATCGTTTTGAGATCCAGTTCCAAAAGCCTCGTTTCCGTGGGGATACTCGCTTCCGGCTTCTTCATCGCTACCGCCATCGTTCCAACCCTCCGGGCCATTAGCCCGCCTTGTGAACCGCAATCAGGTTGATTGCGGGTTTCCCCGTTGCGGGGATTGCAAGCCTGGGAATCGAACCCAGGTAGCCGCCAACCGGCCTTGCCTCGCCTGCCAAGCCACAACATGCCCCGCCCGAACCTGCCACTTCGCGCCTGGCCTGCCAAGTTCTGTCGAGCCCCACAATCCTCGCCCCGCCTGAACCCACCTCGCCTCGCCTGCCATGACCAGCCACTCTTGCCAAGCACCTCCTAGCCGTGACTGCCAAGCCTTGCCAGAACCCACCATCCCGGACCTGCCCCGCCATACCTGCCCCGCCTTGAACCAGCCAAGGCTGCCCTGCCAACCCAAGCCTCAACCATCCGGGCCAATCCCTGCCGCGCCTGCCATGCCGTTTCAAGCCTAGCCTGGTCCGGCCCGTCCGTAACACGCCTCGCCTGCCATGCCACTTCAGGCCGAAACTCGCCCCACCGCCCTCGCCATGTGCATTTTCAAAGGTCCCCAAACTCTTGTTTCATTCCAAAAAAAAATTACTTGCGAAGGACCTTGGCTTCCGCCGCCTCGATCTCCTGGAGGCGCTTGCCCTTGGCTTTGGGGAGTCGTGGAGTTGGCTTCTTTGCAGCCGGTTGAATCGATTCGGCAAAGAACTTTTGTGCAATTGCGGCAATCGTAAGAAGCCGGCCGCCGCTTCTGATTGCCGGGATACCACCAGCTGAAACAAGACGGTAGAGGTGAGCCTTACTAACCCTTGGAAGCGCTTCACCAACGGGAATAACCCGATCACTACCGGCCAAAAAACTTGCCTTGATTTGCTGTATCGCTTCGTCGTATGTCACCGCTGACCTCCGTGGTAATCCGATGCACTCATGGTAATTCCATTGCCATGTGTGTCAACGGAAATTTTGGAAATTTCCAAATTTGTGGTAGAATGCCTTCAGTTGCAACGATTTACAACCGAAGGAAACCAATCATGTCACCAGCCAAGCCAGGGAAACGGGGTAAGGAAAAACCTCAGCCTCGAATTGTTGTGAACCTAACCGATGAACAGGAAAGGGTGCTGAATCAGTTCCGCGCCAGCCTACAATACAAGCCCGAAATCAAGCAGATAGTAAACGCAGCATTAAAGGAGCATTTGGGAAGCCAGGGCGTTGTTTGGCCAGACCCGGAGTGAACAGCCGTTCACCCTCCAAAGGTTTATTCCCAGTGTCCGGTTTGCCTTTTCGGAAAATCCCGCAAAATCCAGAAACAAAAACAGCCCGGCAAGAGCCCGGGCTTTTGAACTGTCTCCAGCTGAAAGGTCCCTCACATTCCCGGAATGGCTTTGGCTGCTTTGGCGGCCTGTTCCCAGGTCTTGGCTGCGTAGATTTCGGCGGTGAGCGTGGGTGTGCTATGGCCAAGGACCGATTGAGCCGCTTCGATTCCGATCTGATCCCTCAGGTATTGCGCAACGAGCTTTCTGATTTGCCTGGGTGACCAGGGCGGGATGCCGTTGTCTTGGCAAGCCCGCTGAACTTGATGGTGCAACGCATCGACCGAATACGGTTTCCCCACCCTCGATACCGCAAACAGATACTTTTCTGGATCCGCACTGAGCCAGGGCCCTAACGCCGCTTGCGCCGCTGGCCCCAAGGGGATCACCCGTTCCCGGCCTCGCCATTGGGTTTTGTGACTCGCCGGGATGTATTTCCAAACCACCCCGCTCCGATCGATATCCCGCATCCGCATCTTGCAGATTTCTCCCGGCCTCGCTCCGGTCGTCAAAAGCAACTGGATGATGCCTCTGGGGACAGGTCGAAGAAATGGGAGGGTCTCGAGAACCCTTTCCCGGCTGACAGGTTGGACCCGGGGAACTTCCCGGACGCCAGGCAGCCCACCTCGAAGCGTTTGAACTGCCTCCACCGCTACCTGGCAACCGGGGGTAACCACCTCCTCCGCGACACCGTAGCGAACGATCCGCTGTAGCTTCTTAAGGTTTTTGTTGATCGTCGTTCGAGCCAGGCCTTTCCCTTGCCAGATCCCCAGCAACGCCTTAGCGTGGGCCGCCCCCAATGCCTTGGCGGGAAGCCGGCCGCAATGCGCCACCAGATCAGCCGCAACCCGCCGATAACCGTTTCGGTCGGACTTATCAAGCTTTGCCGCCTCGTTGTCCAGGAACAAAACGCAGAGCTCGGCCACGGTGGGATCTTCGGGAGTGGGATCGGGCGGAGGCGACCCGGAAAACGCCGCCGCCACGACCCTCCGGTATTCGGCCTGGATCTCTTTGGGGATCGGATACTCTCCGTTCCACTTTCCAAGGTAAGTCCTTTTTCCATCGATGGTTACATACGCCCGGCCTGACCACCGGTGATGGCTGATTTTTGGTCCCATGTCCCCTCCTCGCTCAGGGTCAAGTGTCAGTTGACACTTGGGACGCTATGCGCAAATTCCCGAAAACAAATCTACTCTACAGCCCGGAAATGTCAAACCAGAAAGGACTTACGAGCAAACCATAAAAAAGAGAAACCGGGGGTGAAAACAGACCCAGGAAAGGCAATGCCTTAGACGGACTGTTAGCCGCAAAGCCTTTCCAGATTTACGCTTATAGTTTTTGCGGCGATTGCAGATTTTGCAAGAAAGTTGACACTTTCGGCCTGTAACAAGTGTCAAAGTGTCAGGTGATACCATGGATAGGGGTTGGAGTTTCAACAAACGGAGGATGAGAAAATGATCCAGGCGGAATGCCCGGGCTGTGGATCGATCCAGGATCTGCCCGATGCGGCGGCTGGCTGTGTGGGAAGTTGTCAATGCGGGCGAAAGTTCCGCATCGGTGGGGCTTTTGGCCCAGCGGTCACGGTCGGTGATAAGGCAGGCTGTGCGCCCATGCTGGTCGAGGGAATTTTTACCTTTGGCTCGCTGGGCTTTTTGGGTGGGCTGGGAAAAACGATTGCCCGCAAAGGATCCGGGAGCTTGTTTTTGTCATTGTCGGTTGGCATCACCCTGTGGGTTTTGGTGTTTGCCATCGGGGGTTGGGCCTGGGTGATTGGCCCCATCGCATGGGGCATTTTCGTCTTTGGCAAGTTCCCCTTTGATTTGATCAGCGCCGCGGCATGAAACCTCTTTCCCCTGCCCAGTCCGTTGCGATCACCTGGCTCATCATCGCCCTGGCGCTCTTTGCCCGGGATTGGTGGGTGCGGAACTCCGGCCCAGGCCCCCTGCCCTGGAAACGAGAAAAACCCCCTGAGTGGTTGCGCACCCAGGGGGCTGACGGTCCACCGGCAAGGTAACGGTGGATCAGGATTGTTCGAGGATGGTCAGTTCCACCTGGTCGGTGATCATCAGGACCTTGTTGTCGGGTAATGCCGCTTTGATTTGGTCGTAAGCGGTTTTGACCACCTCATCAGGTGGCGTTCCTTTGAACCGCAAAACCAGGACATCCGACTTCGACAATTGAACCTTTTCCATTTCGATCTCCCAGGGGTTGGTGGGTTGCCTTCAGGAAATACGCTTTTTCAAACTGTCGCGGAATTCTTCTTGGCGCTTTTTTGCGGCCGCTTCTTGTTCGGCCCGCTTGCTCTCGCGGAAGATCTTCAGGACCTCGATCTCTTCGGGGTCGGCGGCAATCGGCGCCACCGCTTGGCCGACTTGGGCGCCGTAGCGACCCCGGGCCCACCAGCCGACCCACAAAAGGAAGCTCCAGAAAATCAGATGGATCAATGACAGGTTCACGAGAGATCACCTTGCCCTTTCGGTTTCTGAGCGGGCTTTCCCCGCAGAACAAGAATTGCCATCACCACCGCGCCGATTACCAAAAGCACAAACTCGATCGGGATGTTCAGCCGGGACCAGCCGAAACTCAGGCCCCAGGTGAACGGGTTGATGCCAAACCAGTTGGAAACCCAGTTGATCGAATAAGGGTCCCGGCGTCGGCGCAAGCCGTCAAACAGGCCCTCCATGTCCTCACCCTGGTAGATGACCGCGCCCTCGGCATCGGTCAAGTAGATGGTGGGTTTGTCCGGGGAAAGTTGCTTGTACCCTTTCCCGCGAACATGCCAGGAGTCAGCCGGGTAGTCCGCCGCCAGAACGCCCTTGCCCAGATCCGCCCACCTGGCATCAGCCTTGATTGACTCCAGGAGCTTGGCGCCGCCCTTGCCCACGATCGTAAGGCGGGCGTGGCCCTTATCATCGGTGAGTTGGTCCGGCGATACCTTGGCGCCGGCGGAATCGGTCGCGCCCAAGAGCGCCTCCGCTTGCATCTTGGTGATCGGCTCGCCGTTGTAGGCGTAATGTTCCCCATCCTTGGGGCACTTGCTCAGGTCTAGCCCGTAGTTGATCACCGCCCCGCCTCGATCCACCTTGGGGGACATTTCCCCCTTGAGGGATTCGGGCGGGCCCATCGGCTCACTCGGCTTGATCGGATCGGGCTCTTCAACGGGACATTCGGCCCGAACCCAGGATCGCCCCTGAAGCGCCCAGTATTCCCGCTCAGCAATTTTCCAGGCGCCCACCTGGCGCCCTTCGTGCCAGAGGCTTTTTTGGTTGGGGTCGCCGGTGGTGCCCCAGGCCCAGTCACCGACCGCCGCCAGGATGAAAGCAAACAAAACCATCATTGTCCACCGCCTTTCAAGGCCGGCGGCGGGGGCGGGTCGAGCCACACAATGGCCCACCCCAAGCTCCGCCCCATGGCCCACCGCGCCAGAAATTCCCGCTCCGGCAACCAGATGCGGCGCCGGGGATCGTAGTTGTTGTCGTAGACTCCCGCCCACCCGTTTTTGAAGTGGACCAAATTGTTCATGTGGGCGATCGGCCCCCGGTACTGGACCCCGTCTTGTCCACCGTAGGAGATCGCTGGCATCCGCCCGGACCGAAGCGCCAGTTCCAGGACTTCGGGGTCCCTGCCCTGGTAGAAAAGGTAGTTGGGGATCTCGATCTTTTTTTCTTTGCAGAACTGTTTGAGCTGCCGATCAAATTTCTCCATGTCGGCGCCGCCGGGGAAACGCGCGCACCAGTCCCGGAAACCTTTAAGCTCAAGCAATCCGCACCAGTCCGCGCTCATCTCCGCCGATGTGGTGACGCACATGCCCGCGCCATCGACCCGGGATCCAATGTTGCGCATGTCCCTCTCGATCGGGAAATCGATCTGGATCGTCGAGCCATCGGGGGGATGCGTGTCGCCAAGCTGGATCCGGTCGCCTGGGGCCTCCGCCTGGAGGTCGTCAAGCTCGCCTTTTAGGATGGGGAAGATTCGCTTGCGGGCGGGCTTTTCCGCCTCAGGCTTGGGCGTGGTGATCACCGGGGTGCGCTCCGCCCAGCAACCAAGGACCACCAGGAGCGCGATGGCGCCAATCCACTTGCCGACATCAACGACAAAGACAAGCGACTTTTGCAAAGTCCACCCCCTCAAAAATGCCGCGATCAATCCCAGGGCGTAGGCAACCCAGTAAGCGATCATGCCCACCTCACATTAGGAATTAGTGGGTCAGCTGGGTTGGGCGTGACCACATACGGCTGGATCGCTTCCGGCACCGGCAATTCCACCAGGCCCCGCACCATCACCCACCATTTCCCATCGCCCGCAAACTCCGGCACGGTCCGCCCGTCAATCGTGATAGTGTTGCCCGTCTGATAAAAATGCTCGCCGATGACACAGATCCCGAGCGTCTCGGTTGCCTGGGTCGTGCGGTAAGTCCCATCGCCATTTTGTGCGGTGAAACCAAGCGCCACGCCGACCTGAGCGGCTGTGCTGTAATCCGGGAAGCAAAGCAGCAAATCAATCATGCGCTGAGCCCCTGTAGCTGAGCGTTGGTCAAGCGGGTCCGGTAGTAGCGGATGCGAGAAACAAACCCGTTGAGGTAATTCCCGGCCTGATCCACGCCCAGCCGCATTCGGTCCACAGAAGGGATCGTCCCGCTGGTATCGGTCACGCAAGCGGCGCCGTTGAGACTGGCGGCAAAGTCGTTGGCTTTGTACGCTACCGCCAACTTAAACGCCGTGTTGGCGGTGATGGTTCCGGCGGTGATGGATGCCTGGGAAACGCCACCATCAACCACATCAAATTTTGCATTAGTGCCATTGGTGGACAAAATCAAAGATTCATTTGCCGTGTTGTCATCGAATGCGGCAAGGGCTCTTGTTCCAACCGCAGGGCTGATTCCTTCAAAAACTATCGTTCCTTCCGTGCCATGAAAAAAGTCGGTAAAACTAGAGCCAGTCATGGCGCCTACATCGGCGCTTCGGGTGGTCGATCCTGTGGTCAGATTGGGAATGTAGGTGGATGGGTTTGCTCCGGTGGCAAACTGTGCTCCCCACAAATAGTAGCCAGAGGAGCCGTCGCCCAGGTAACTAACTGTCGTGCCATCAAAAAGCCCAACAAGCGGCGACGCTGTGCCGGATCCCGTGGTGGTTGCCGTCACAGCGATTCGCACCCAACCGTCGCCAACTTGCTGGACCGTGTAAGTTGGTCCGGTTCCTGTGCTTCCCCCCGAAGAAATGTAGGTGCCATCAGGGCCAAATAAAGCATAACGATTGTTTCCTAGCCCGCCCGAGGTTATCGGGTACAAAGCGATATTTCTGGTTGTCCCTGGCTTTGCTTTAAAAAAGCAGGAGAATGTATATGTTTGCGCAGTGACAGAAATGGATTGGAAAGTTTCGTGATTGCTGGTCGAAGTGTTTTCTGTAAGCGTGTCCGCGGTCGTTGTCCCATCCGGCGCGGTCACCGAATTTGCCGAAACAGTCAATCCGCTCTTCGACCACGACGCATTGGAAAAATCTTCGCTTCGAACCGCGAGATTGATTCTTTGCTCTTCAATCAGCAAGCCACGACTGACCCACGAAGACCCGTTGTAAAGGTAGCCGAAGCGCGGGTTATTGGTGCTGACCGATTCCAACACACCAGACGCATTGAAGCGGGTGCCAGCCGATGCGCGGGAAAAGGTGACAGACGCAGGAAGCGCAAGAGAAGACGCGAAATTGAGATCGAGGACGGGGCCAAACACCCCGCCCCCACCCAAGCGCAAACCAAGACCCAGACCCAAGCCCATAGAACGCCCCTTGCTGATTACCAGGTTGCGATGGCGGCCCGCTTCCAGGTATTGGTGGCAGTGCAGACATAGATGTAATCAGCATCCCAGACGACGGTTCCCTTGGCGCCAGTGGCGCTTGCGCTGGCAGGGGTCGCGGTGTTGAGGACCATGCCACCGGTCAAGGTGCTCACGCCGGTCACGGAAAGGGTTCCGCCCGCGCTGACATTGCCGGTCAAGGTCGATGCGCCGGTGACCGACAAAGTGCCCGCCACGACAGCATCACCATCCTTGTCCACAGTAAACCGGGACGACCCGCCTACCTGGAGGTCGCACAAAAGGCTGTTGGCCTTGCTTGCGCTGTCGGTGATATTGATCCGAAAAGCGGTGAAAAGATCGTTGGAATCGTTCCATGTCTGGGTGACCAACACCGGAGCGCTGTCAGTTAGCGCCCCAAACGCGGCGGCGCCCAGACCAGCCACCACGACCTGGGTGATCGAAGCGGGTAGCGCCACCCCGGTGGACGGGTTGCCCACAGGCAAAAGCCCCGTCGCGGCCGGAGCCGTCTGCGCTCCGATGTCCTTGATGTATTGCAGTCCACTCGACATTTGCGATCTCCTTGGGTCCTAAAAATCCAAAACCTTAAATGAGCGCATCCAAACCAGTGGCCGTGGTCCCGGTCGCATTCACGCGCCGGGTGCGAATCGGCAGGATCTGCCCCGCCTGGACTGTAAACTGGCAGGTCAACTCGGCGGCGTACTTGATCATGTCACTGGCGCCCGCGCCAAAACGGATCGCATCTTCCACGCCTGGCCCGTAGCGAATCACCGGAGCGTACTTTCCGCGCACCGCCGTGATGGTGCCACCAGCCCCAACAAAGATCGCACGGGTGCGGTATTCCAGCTCGACATTGTCTGACGGCGTGATCGCGAAAAAATCTTCGGCGGGGCTTTCCAGCCCCACCACGCGATCCTCGAATTGATCTGTTGCGGGCATCCCGACACCTCTTGGGGGAATGACTACTCCCAAGAAAGTGACCAGATCGTCAGATGCCGATCAGCAGAATGAAGTAGTTGACCGTGTTCGCGCCAGGGTTGGCGATTTTGAGGTAGCGGTTGGAACTGTTGACGACATACCCGGGCGCATCGGGTTTGGTCCAGTTCTCGCTGTAATGAACATCAACCGTGCCACCTGATGACAGCGGCCCCTGGAAACTGTTCGCGGTGGCGTTGCCGATGGTTAGCTTCTTCGTGCCATCCGGGGACACCACCGCAATGATCACCTCTTTCAAACCTGTGAACGCCAGGCCGGTTTGCTCGGCATCCTTGAGCGCCCCGCTGGTCAGATCCAGTTCTTCGTTGGCTCCCGTCGTGAGCGTGCGATAGGCCGCGTAAACCTTGTTGGCCTTGGCCGCGCCTGTCCCATCGGTGTAGTTGCGGGACAGATTGGGAATCGAGGCGGCGCCGGAATTCCACGAATAGTTGCCAGCCAACCCGGCGAGCAAGGCGGAAAAGGCGGAGTTGATCGTGGCTTGGATCGACATGATTTTCCCTCAGTGTTACGCTGTGTAATCGCCGCCACGGATTTCAAAAAGCAGCTTGGCGCCAGTGGCCAATGTTGTCCGCATCTTGGCCCGAAGCTTGTGCGAGGTGCTTGGTAAAACCAAATCGTTGAAAACCTCATTAAACTGGATCGTGTCAGCGGTGTTGGCCAGCGTGACGATGGCCAAGGGTGCGGCCGTGGTCCCGTTGTAAGATTCAATGATCAGAGTGTAGGTTCCGCCTGGTGCCACATTATTTGAAGACACCATGATGCGCATGATGCGGCGACCATCCGCCACGCCAGCCAACAAATCGATGGTGCTGGTGGTGTCGGTGTCGGCCAGTTCTTTGGTTTCCAGGACGCCTTTTTGGATCTGGATGATGTTGGTTGAAGTCGCCACTATTCCACCCCGTTAAGATTGGTTGTTTTCGGTCCAGGAAACGCCCCGCCCATACCACTGGGAAACGCGGCGCCGGAAAGGGAAACGCCAGAGCCAGCGGAAACAGGATTGGCCGTGTTGACGGAAACCACCATAAAACCGCAAGTTCTTAAAGTAAAATCAGGAAGCATAATGTTAGTTGGCCAATTTGTCACAACAGCACGGTATTCACCAAAATTAGGAACAATTCCTAAAGGATCAGTAGCATAAAAACCATAACCGTAAGAATATGAATTTGTGGTTTTTGCCAAAACAACACGATTTGGGTTTGCGTGTGAAAATTTTACAACACAAGGCCTTGAAAATGGTATTAAGCTATAATTTGTTGTTCCTGAGTTTGTGTCCCGCAAAATTACTGCAAATCTACTGCTCCCCAATGGTGGCAAATTGTCGCCAAGATGGAGCCACGATATGTTAGCATCAAAGCCCCAAGGATTATATGCAATTGTTTTTGGTTCACCATTTACCGTTATTGTTGTTGTTCCGGTTCCTCCGGTTTGATTTACATTCCCGCCATTGTAATAGCCTACCACCAACCCCGAACCTGTTCCCGATCCCCCAGCCTGCACCAGGTACAGGCCCTGGATGGTGGAGCCATCGTCGTAGGTTCCGGCAAACTGGGCTGGGTAAATCGTGTCAGCGGCGAGGGCTGTCCCGTTGGGATCCAAAATGAACACCGATTGGGGATGTTCGTGGATCGTCCCATCGGGCAAGCGAACCACCTTGACGCCATCCAGAGGTTCCGTGCCATCGTAGCCACCGGGCAAGGTGCTTGGCGTTTTGACCCAGTCCCGCGAACCGCCCAAGTTCGAGGCGAAACCCATCTCATCAAACTGGCTCTGGCCAGTTTGCTCGACTTTGCGGACCACCCGGGAGATACGGGCCGCGCTCTGGAAATCCCAGACCAGCCCACTCATACGAAGATCCCATTCATGAAGAACAAAAACTCAGGGTGAAACCGGATCCAGTGGATGTCATCACCGGAGACATAACCCAGTTCGTAACTGTTGTGGTCCAGGAAGCGGGGTTCGCTCACCGGTTGGCCGTAGTCGTCCAGGATCACGCCAACCTTGGCGGAGCCACCTGTCCCCACCTTGGCCCGGCGCCCCATGTTCGGAACATCCCGCACCCAGCCCAAATACTCCGCAAAATCCCAACTCCAGTACGGACCCGATTTGATCGAGTAATTGTGGCGATAATAGGACAGGCCGTTTTCGTAAATGCGGCTGATGCCCAGATGAACCAGCTTGAGCGTCTCGACGCCCCAAACGATGGACGATCCAGGCAGGGCGATGGCCTGGTTGTTGACCGCACCAACGCTGGCGTAGTGGTTCTCTTTGGGGAACAGAAAATTTTTCCCCAAACTGTATTTCACCACCGGAGCCTGGATCTTCATCGGGGGAAGCATCGGATCCCCCAAGGTGTTGGTGAACATCTTTTTGTTGCGATCACAGTACAGCGCGATCTCAACCGTGTCACACTCACTTGACCAGTCCCAGGGCCGCAAGAGGGGATTGTCCACCCGCTCGGCTGGAGGCAGGCCCATTTGCTGACCCGCGACCTGGGGCGCCGCCGGACCGGTCGCCGGGGAAAACGACCCACCCGCAACACCTCCACCCGCGCCGGTGTCCGGTGCCGTCGAATAGGTCACCCGGATCCGAAAGAGCTTTTGCGGTGGCTTGGATTTGCTCTCTTCTTCGCTGTCCACCGTTTGGCAGTAGGAGTAATCGCACGAAGGATGGGCCACGCCCTTGACGATCCCGGTGACATCGGAGAATTTGGCCGAAGCCAGGAACTCATCCATGTCCGGGTCATCGGTGACCAGGGTGTAATTGTGGCTTTGGTTGCGCCCGGACCCGGTGAAGCTGTCCTTGCGCTCGGTTGGCCCATCAATCGTGTAGGTGTAGATTGGCATGTCAGTTCCCCGGGATCATGCCGACCGCGAAGGCAGGCCCGGGTTGGCCCTGGATCGCCCGGATCACCTGTTGGAGCAAACCGTTGTTGACCTCTTGTTGCCGGGCGCTGTGTTCCGTCGCCGCGGCGATCCGGCTTTGCATGTCGCCTTGGGTTGTTTGGGTGTTGGCCCGGTAGATCGCCTCGATCAGTTCCGACGATCCCGCCTCCATCATGCGGGCGCCCATGGCCGCCTCGCGTTGCATCCCCTCGAAGGAACGGACCATTCCCAACACGGCATCAGCCCGGCGAAGCTCGGCCGCATCGCGGGCAAGCTTGGCCTGACCGGCAACGGCATTGCCGCCCTGGTTTTCCAGAAGGCGCACTTGCTCCATGTCTTTGGCGAATTGGCGGTTGGCGTTGGCGATAGTGTTGCCGCCCTGGTGAAACGATTCGGCCAGATCGTCTAGGGCCTTGCTGGCTTCATGAGCCGCCTTGGGATCGACATCGAGAGCGTTGTTGGCCTCACCTTGCCAAAAGTTATGAATGCGATCAATTTCCAATTGCTCTCGCACGCCATCAAAGAAGGCTTTCGTTTCCCCCTTGTCGATGCGCCCCAGTTGATTCCCTTGGCGATCCCTCAGGCCCAGCATGGCCAGATCTTCGTGGAGCGCTTTGTAAAAAGCCTGGGTGCTAAAAGGATTGCGGATCGCCTCGTACACATAGACCAGGCGCTCGACGGTATCCAGGCCAGCGTTGTAGATGTCAGCGAGCAAGTCCACCATCTGATGAGTCAGGTCGATGGCGACATCCTGACCCGCCATGAACATCTCTTCGAAGTTTTCATTTTGCGGGCCCATCAACGAGCTAAACGCATCGGCCACCCGGGTGAAGCCATCGATCACCCCACGCCCCGCCTCCATCCAGCCGCGAAGATTGAAGCCCTTGTCCAGGATTTCGAGGCCCTTGGAAAGCGCCCGGTCGAGTCCAATGCTGAACCGCTGAAGCGTCCCACTCCAACCTTTGTCATTGAGCGCTGATCGGCCACCCTCCCACACCGCTTGATTGCTGTTGGCTTCAATCGCCATGGCGGAACGAACCGGGGCGCCCAAAAGACGCTGAGCCTTGCCGGCCAATTCCAGGGTTTGATTGAGTGGCAACGCCATGCTGGAGAGCGTGCCAGGCAAATTGGCCAGAGCGGAAATGCCCGAACCGGCGACACCCAGGGCGCCACGGCCCACAGCAAGGCCACCGCCAAGCGCCATGCCAGGAACGGAAGTTGCCCCGGAGCCACGCAGGAAACGGGCCAGGCCGGTTTGACCCAGTGACTGAGACCAGGAACCCAGGCGCTGTTCCACCCGGCCACGGATCTCAATGACCCGATCAGCGGCGATTTCAAGGCCACGAGCCAACCGGTTGTCGGTGATCTTTTTGAGGGTACGCTCTTCGCGCAACAGATCGTCCAGGGCGCTCTGGACATCGGGGGGAATCAGGCTGGCGCTTGAACCCTCGAAGAAACTATCCGCCCGTTTTGCCGCATCCGCCGCGGCCTTCTCCGCAACTTTGGCGGCCTGGGCCGCTTTCTTCGCCGCCATGTCTTGCGCCCGGCGTGCGTTGAACCGATCGACCACATCCATGACGCTGGCCCCGGTGGGGCGATCATCGGGCTTGAGAGCATAGACATCTCCCGGGGCGCTGGTCAGGGCCTTGGTGCTTTTCTTGATGTCCGCCGCCGCCGCGCCGACAGCGGCCTTGGCCTCGTTCAAACCCTTTTTGAGGGGGCTCGAATCGAGGCCGATGCCGATGACGGGGAAAGCGACGGTACGAGCCACAGAACCTCCTGGTTATGCAAACAGTTTCGCGGTGGAGCGCTCCCACTCTTCGTCCGCCTCGCGCTCCCAGTCCTCGCGCGACTTTTCGGGGACAGGATCCCACTGGGGAATGAAATCCTTGAGTGAGGGGAGCGGGCTGTCCTTGCTCGCCCACTGGGCCGCCAGCGAAAGCCGGATCAGCCCCACCAGAAAATCCCAGCGATACGGCCCCCACGGCTCACGCCAGCGGAGGTATTCCCAGTGGGAAAACTCCTGAGCGCTCATTTCGCGCTCCAGCCGCTCCACCGTCATTCCCAGGTGAGCGGCCAGAGAGAACTTGATCCGCTGGCGCTCGGTTAGTTTTTTTCCGCATCACTCGCGGAAGCAAACCCACAGCGGCGGCAAATCTGCCGGAACAGATCGGCAACGGTGGGAGTGGGCAAGGATTCCAGGTCCTCAGCGCTGACCACGCCGGGATTGCCCACCTCATCGGTGAGCCGATCCGCCAAAATCTCGCGGATGCGCTTGATCCCAGCGGGGTCAACTTTGAGCTCTTCGATTTCGGGGCTGATCGCCTCGAACTCTTGAAGCGACCAGGGACGAGCAAAGACTTGCCCCTCGATTCCCACCACGCTGGAAAGCGTGACCACCGGGCGGGCTTTGACCTTGAACGGCAACGGCATGAAAAACACCTTGTTTGGGAAACAGAAAGAGAAACTCAAACCACCGGCTCGGGCTCGGGCGCTTCGAGGTCTTGACAGATCCCCGCCGCAACCCAGGCCGCCGCGAACTTGGCCAGATACTTGGCAGGCAGGGGACAGGACTTGTCGTCACTGTCCAGAACCACACCCGCGGCCAGTTCGACATTGCCACACACCACCGGCTTGACCACCTTCAACCGCACGGATCACCCCCCTTCAAAGAGTCAGGGCAGACAGACAGGAGAAAGAAAAGAATCGGGATTACGCGAAGGTGAACTCATCGGCCGCGATGGTCACTTCCAGGACATCGGGAGCCCGGTTGCCTTCATCGCTGATTTCGTCCAGCATGATCTTGGAGATGCGACCGGTGACGGTGATGGTTTGGCCGGTGCTTCCGGTGTTGGCGATGTCGGTGGGCTTGGTGATCACCGTGGAGCAATCGCGGTTATTGTCCCAGCACGACTTGAAAGCGGTGAACTCGGATTTGAAGTAGAGCATCGTCACCACGATAAGCTCAAACTTTTTCTCACCCAGGATGCGCCGAATCTGATCCACAGTGAGCGAGGTGAATTCGATCACCTCGCGCTCCATGGTGATGCCGGAGATTTTCTTGGGATGCGCCGGGGTGATCGCGTTGATCGTGGGTGTGCCCGCGGCGGGAGTGACGACAATTGTGGACGAACGGGACCGGGTGACATTGATGGCGGCCAAGGGCTCACTCCTCCAATATCAGGTCCCCCGCTATCGTCGTGGTGAAATGGCAAATCTCGTTGCCACTGCCATCATTGACCGGCTCGGACCTGGTAACAAACTCGCTCAACACAAGCGAATTGACCTTGACCGATCCGATCGTGGTGGCCGTCTGGTTGTCTTTGGTCGCCATGAGATCTTCGATGGCGTTGTAAGCGTCCACCGCTTCCTCAGGCCCTGCGCCCACAAACTCGATTTCCATCACGCATTCGCGATGGGAGAGCATCCCCGCCATCGACATCGGCCGGTTGGCGTTGGCGATGCGCCAGACCGCCGCGGGCGAGTCCTGAGCGTGGGCATGATTGGGAGGTAGGAACTCCCAGTAGAAGCCACCCGGAAGCGCCGCCGCGATCGCCGCATTGTTGCCCAGCATGGTGGCGATGGCATTGCCAAATTCGAAGCTCACGATTGCCCCTCCATGTCGCGCAAAGCCCGATCAAACTCTTCTTGCAGAACTTGCATTCCCCGTTGCACCGCGGGCCATTGCGCCCGAGCCGATGCCTTTTCCAGAAAGCGCCGACCCTGAACAATGGTTTTGCGGGAGCCTCGGTACAGGTACAGGTAAGCGCTTTTGCGGGCGAAGCGGGAATCCCCCACCATGTCACCGCGGAAGTCCACATCCATTCCTTCTTCGAGCAAGCGTTTGAGCGATAGCAAATTGGCCCGCTCAATCTTCTTGCGCCGGGCAATCGCCCGCAAGGCTCTGACGACGCTGTAATGGGTTTGGCGCCCACTGATGCCCGGGATGCGGGCCACCGCTTGGAATCCTCGATTGACCAGATGGACATAGTTGGCCGGTCGAGCGTAGGCGGCCTGTTTGCCGCGCCGGGTGGCTACCTGGAAATCCCGATCGGCACCAATGACCGCATAAGAAAAAAGGTTGCTGTTGGCCGTGCGAAAGGCCACGCGCATGGCGTGATAAAGGGCGCCGGTGCGACCGTAAGGACCGGCCTGGTCGATGACCTCTTTTTTCTTGCGCTTGCCGTACAGGCCTTTCAATTCGGCCTGGACTTCTTTCAGGCCGATGCGGCCCGCCGCCATGACCGCCTTTTTGTAGATGGCGAAGCCCCGCTCCACGGTGATCTCATTGAGCACCCGCTCCAACACCGCATCCAGAACCGGAACGGAGACGGTAAGGCCGTTGCCGCCTGTGGTGGTCTCGATGAGTGCGGGGGGGAGCGGCTTGGCCATGGCTGGCCTCAGGTGGATTTGATTTCAACGCAGGCCAACAGGAGCCGCCCACGGACGCCATCAGGGTTGATGACGCCGATGATGTTGAGGGTGCGGCCATCGCGGGTGGCTCGATGATGCGCCCGAACATCGGCCCGGTAATGGATGGTGAGGATGTGGGTGGCCCGCTCCTGGAGTTGCAAACCGATGGTGGCCTCCGCCGCGGCGACCTCCACCGATGCGGCCCAGACCGTCTTGTAGGTGGTCCAGGACTCAATCGCCTTGCCGTTGGATTTGGTGACCGTGCACGACTGGAGCGCCCAGCGCTCGCGCAATTCGCCCACCGGAACCAGCGGATCTTTCGCCATCACCAGGTGCCCCCACGGGGAGCGATCC